AAAGCAGTTAAACCCATTACTGCTTCAACGGTAGTACTTCCACCAGCTCTTGAGAAGATCTCGGTTGGATCAAGTTCTCTCGCAAACTTGTCTAAGGAGAAGTAATAAGCGACCGCATTACGAAATCGGGGATGCCACTTTGCGTTTTCCAGTTGCATAATTGCCCTAGCGCTAAAGAATTCTGGTGGTAAGCCAGAATGCCCGCGTTCTTGATGACATATGCCGTTCCACGTTCGTGTTAGGCTGCGTACACCTACGCAAATGCCACCGACGCGGTAATTTCTAAGGTGAAGCTTTTGCAGATAGCTCACCGCATTGATATCTAAGCTGCCCTTGGAATCGGAAATTTTCATTCCAAATGCTGAGAAGATTTGGTCACTGAGTTCCTCTAGGTTAAAACCTGTCATTGATGAGTACACGCCATCGTCACCAAGAACAGTACCTTTATCTGCAAATGTAAACATTAGCAGTAATTGACAGAGCGAATCCACAGCGTTAGTCAACGCTGTTCCAGACGTCATACCTCCAAGTCTGCCGTGTATGACTCCTTCTGGAGTGACTAGACCTACTGTTAACAGGCTATCTTCCAGCCAATCAATCTGTTGCTTAGCCGATCCAACGAACCAGTACCTCAACAATTCAAACGCTAAATGGATCAACACACTCGGAAGTGTTTTATCAAACCCACTAAAATCGATCGAAAGTATCGGAGTACGAGCGCTGTCGATTAGAGCAGTCACCGCCCGATCTATATTGGACACTTCATTCCACGCGGCGAATTCAAAACGTGAACGTAGTTTATCCAAAAGGGGCACCTGAATACTCAAACCAACGACGGTGTCCAAATGGTCCATCATCCAAACTACCCTCTGTTTGGGTTCAACTGTACCATTGGGTTGACCTCTCCAACCAAGAACACTTGGGTACAGTGACTGGCTGTACTTGGATGCTCTCAATTCCTGGGCACGTCGTAAGTAATCTCGTGAGAATTCCTTCTGTCGGGTGAACCATGGTAAACCAAGGTTCGAGTCTTTCGGCATAGCACCATATGCAGCAGCAAAATCAATAGGCACAACTGAATGCTTGGGTATCCAACGACTAATCCTGTCGAAAGAAC